GAATGTCGGTCTTGCCGTTCGCGAAGCTGATATGGAATCGCTTGACGGTCGTACTGAGCGTCTGCCCGGTCGCGACATCGTCGTTATCGGTCGCGTTATTGTCGCTTTCGACGACGACGTTCGACGTGGACGCCGACCCTTCCATACGGAACCACGCATTCGTGGTCACGGTGTCCGGAGTATCGTTTCGAGCCGAACCGAGACCCATCGTAATGGTCGTGACTGCATCGACGCCAGCGACGCTTGCCCAGAACTCAAAGTATTCAAGCTGGTCGACGTCAAGCATCAGTACATCGTTCATGTACATGCAGACATTTTCGGCTTCCGAAGTGGAGGCCAAAGTCATAACCATACCGACATTGCTAGTGCAAAGAAAGGTCGGCGTGCCAGCAGCGGACGTATCCTTGAGGGTCCAGCCGTTCATATTCGGCGTGCCGTCAACCAATAACTGCGCCCGAGTGAAATTGTCCTCGAAGCATTCCAATTTGCGCGGAATTGCCATGTTGATTCGCCTTTCGCGAGAACATGACCCCCGCACAAACGGGGTCTGGCCGCACAAGTTTTTCTGTCTCTGCTTCCCGCCGCCGCCTTGTGCGAACGGCCCTGTTGCAACAGGTGCGGGAAGCTAGATTTGCTAGGTTGAAATGGGGGGCGGCAACCCTAAAATGAAACGAGTCGGACACGACGCGGAAACGTCGGCCGACTCTAGCCACGAAGTACCTAAGTTGGAGGCACCACCATGGCTGATCTCATTTGTAGCCCAATTCCAAAACACCCGTGTTTCAAAAATCTTGTCGGCCAGACATTTGGCGACTGGACCGTCATTTCCTTTGGCGGCAAACGGTGCGGCAATCCGATCTGGAACTGCCGATGCGTTTGCGGAAAGGAAGTCGCAGTCCTCAAGCCTTCGCTTGTGTCCAGGAAGAGCAAAGGCTGCGGATGCAGGCAGTACTCCGATCTTGCGAAGCGATTGACCAGGCACGGCATGGCCAAGCGAAGCGGACGGCATCCGTGCTATTCCATCTGGAAGAACATCAAGGCAAGATGCTGTAACCCGCAATCCAGCAAGTTCAAATACTACGGAGGACGCGGAATCAAAATGTGCAACCGTTGGCAGCAATCGTTCACTGACTTTGTTGCCGATATGGGCGACAGACCGACACCACAGCACACCGTTGAACGCAAGGACACTAACGGCGATTACTGTCCAGAGAATTGCACTTGGGCAACGATGCGAGAGCAGACGAGAAACAAGCGAAGCAACCGCTTCTTCACCTTTAACGGTGAAACGCTTTGCGTCAACGACTGGGCTGCACGCCTTGGGATCAAGACGACAACAATGCAGGCCAGATTCAAGGTGATGCCTATCGAACAAGCTCTTGCTCTCCCAGTGACTCCACAGGACCATGAAGGACAAATCCTCATTGACCTCAATGGCAAAACTCAAAACCTTGCACGATGGTGCAAAGAACTCGGCCTTAATTACGCCTCCACGCAATCGCGAATCTTCCGTGGATGGTCCGCGACTGACGCATTAACAATTCCAAAACGACACAAATCTCCAAAGTGTTAGATATCAACACGTTAGGCGTTATTATGCTTCTGTGCTCCACGGTGATCGACCGCTTTGCCACCGAAAGTCTGGACCACGTCGATGTTCATGGACCAACTGTCTTCGTCCATGCCGGACGTGATGTACGGCGTCTCCTGGCCTTGCAGGAAGCAATATTCGATCGTCGGACGCAGGATCGGGTCCGCGAACAAATACCATGCCGTGGTCGAACCAGCCGCAGAACTCAGGAAGTCCACGATGACCGGCTGCAAGTAGCGAGCGGTATTGAACACGCCCGCGTTGCTCGACGCCGGATCAGCGACGCTGTTGACCAACTGCGCGATGGTGGTCATCAATTCCGGAGGACCGACGATAAACCGAGGGCGAGCGCCCGCGTAATCGTCCGGCAAGGCTTCTTCCGGAGTGTTGACGCCACGCATCGACCGCATCAATGCCGTCAACGTCTGGACGGTGGTGACGCTGGGAGCGCCCACGGACGCCGTCAGGTTGGTGGTCTTGCGATTGCCGGTCGCGGTCGCGAACAACGCCACCGAGTCGTTCAACGTCGGGTTCGCCAGTACGATGCCCCAAAGGGTCTGTTCAATCGTGTTGGCCGCAGCCCGAGAATGCGAAGCTGGAACCTTCGAGAAGGCGTCCATATCGTCGTTGACGACCGCACGCCAAGTGATGCTGAATCGCTTGGCATACGCTTCAACCGCGTAGGATTCCTTCTCGTCCTTGACCATTCCTTCCGGAATGTCCTGACCTTCCGGCCACACGTCCAGATTCGGCGTATTGCCGATCTTGATAACGTTCTTGTTTTTGAAGTCCGGCACCGATGATCCGCGATCGAACACGATGTCGTAGGTGGTCTCGACCGCACCGTATGCGGCCAACATGGTTTTGTTGATGGCGTCGAGCGTCACGTTCGGGAAACTGCCGGTCGTATGCAGAGCCGATCGTTCCCGGATCGCAAAGCCGCCAAGATCACGACATCCGAAAGCCGCCTGGGCAATCTGAATGTTCGACATGCCGTTGGTGCGAATCCCCATCGCGTCGCAGCATTCGCGAGCGATCATCATGGGGGTCGCCTTGACGAACCGTTCCCATCCGGCCTGCCGATTCGTGGTCGGCAACACCTTGTCGATTTCCGCCTGTTTCTTCGGACCCGACGGAATCGAACGGTCGAGCAAGCCCGCCGTCCATCCGGTTCGGATCGCGTCGGCGTGCTTGTCGCGTTGGGCCGCGCCGTACTGAGTGATTTCGCCGATGTTGCCGACCTGGAAGCTGGGAGCCTGCCGGGTCGCCATTGCGTCCAAGATGGCCCGGTTGGCAAGTTCGATGCTTTCCGATCGGGCAACGATGTCGATTGCGGCAGCGTCGAGTCCGAAGCGTTTTCCTTCGGTTTCGGCATGCTGGCGAATCTTGAGTTCGTTCGCCTGGCGTTCCTTCATCCGCTGCTCGAATCGCGAGTACATTTCGTCGCCGGCCTTGACCGGGTCGATAACGGGAACTTGCGGCTGGACTTTCGGAACCGCACGATTCTCGGTTTCCGTTCCAACCGGAGGCTTCGCGAACGTGATCGCCTTGGAGTTGGTTTCAACCCAAGAGCGAACCTTGTCCACTTCGGTTTCCTTCGGCATCCCGAAGCCGTGCAGGGCCGACAACGCTTGTTCGTCGGTCGATGCTTCCGGGAGGCCACGTTCAACCAGATACAGTTTCAATAGCGGTTCCATTGCGGAACTCCTCAGAGCCGACCCAACTTTGGCGAGACCGGCCGGCTCAACGTCCGGGTCCGCGCCCAATTCTTCCTGCCACTGCCTGAGCTTTGCGGTTGGGTCAGCACCGATGGGCGTCAAGGAAACTTCCTTGGCCGTCCAACTCGTAATGACTCGCATCGGCCCAGCAAAATCGCGACCGTCGAGACGGCGCGTTTGTCCTTCGGGAATCCAGATTTCCTTTTGGTCCGTGCGACCAATCGAAACATCCTTGAGGTTCCCTTCGCTCGCCAGCGTCCATTCGTCCTTGGCAAGCGAACTGAAATCCAATCGCCCCATGAGTTCGGTCCCGGCGACCCGCAACTCGTTGGCGCTTCCCTTGATGTTTTGTGCGACCGATCCGCTTCGCTGGTGGTTGTCCAGCATGACGATCGACTTATTCTTCGGTATCTGGCAACCACTCATTAGCAGAACGGTCGGCACCATCGCCATGCGCTCGTAATCGGCTTCCATGACCGGCGTCTCGGACGCCAGCACGGCATCGACGGAACGCTTCTCGTTATCGAGCGTCGATGGCACGACCGACAGGGCGCGGTACTGAATCTCGCTGCCATTCGGCTTCTTCACCTTGGAGGTCTTTGCCATTACGCAGCCGCTCCAAATAGAACGCCGTTGAGTCGGCCATTAGTTTCGTAATGCCCGTCGGATCGAACCGCTGGCTTGCCTTCCGGCTGCGCGGGCTTTGATGTCAGGTTCGCCATGATCCATGCCGGATCGCATTGCAATTCGGCCGCCTTGTCCATCGCGTACTTGACGACGGCCGCCTGTTGGTCGATGTTCTCTTTCCACGACAATCCGCGAGCCGCAGCTTCAACGGGAAGACTGGAAGTGCCGGTCATAATCGCGATCTTGGAAGCGTTCTCTTCCGCGGCGGGATTGATGGCCTTTTGATACGGGCCGTGCCATGCCGCCAGAGACAGTTGTTCGACGTTGGCATTCAGGGATGCGATAAACACATCATCCGCAATGCCTTGATGCGGTAGCGAATTGAACCATCCCGTGAGAATGCCGGCCTTGATGACTTCCGCGTAGATCGGCTGATACCACGACTGCGCGAACCACTCTTGAAGTTGCTCGACTTCCCGCCAGCAATCGTTGTCGGCCGCACGTTCGGCGCTGTAGCTCTTGTCGAACGTCAGCGTTAAGCTCGACGCCTTCATTCCGGGCAGGCCAGCAGCGACGCCGCGAAGCAGATGGATGGCCCATACGTCCGCGCCGGTCGTCGGCCGCAACGGATTGAACGGCACCAAGTCGTCGTCGGGACCGAGAGGAACGATCATGCCCGGCTGCATATGGGTGATCTTGTTGCCGTCCGCATCGACGGTATCGACATCGGTTCCGACTTGCGTACTCAGCGGATTGAAGCCAGAAGCCGAAGGACGAGCCTTTTTGATCCCCATTGCAATGCACGCCGCCCCAGTGGACGACTGCAATTCGTTCTCTTGGAATGTGTCGATGTCCAGCAGACGGATATTGCAGGTCGAGAACCACGACCAGCCGCGATCTTGTGTCGGGCGATGCTTGACGTAAGTGTGCAGCGTGTCCTTGACGGGCCAGAACTCAAATTCATTGGCCCCGACCGGATTCGCCGGATCGTTCGGGTGTGCCTTCGAGACGTAGTAGCCAGTGCGTTGGCCACCAGCATTCTTTTCAACGCCGCGATAAACCAGGCCACCGTCGGGAATCTTCCGGTCCGCCGTAATCGTCAGTCGTCCGCCCCATCCGGTCAGATCGGCAAGCCGTTCAGATTCCGCGAGCGATACCGCCAGAGGAACCGGCCTTCCCGCTGAGGCTTCAGAACTACCAGTGAAGCGAATGAATTTGGTCAGCACTTCCCCGACGATGATGTTCTCTTGCAGAGCCATCTTCGCCATACCGTGGAGAGTGTCGCCGCCACGGCCAGGAGTGCCTTCGTAGCACAGCGACGGGACCGCGAGATTCCATAGTTCCCTGGCGCGAGCCTTGAACTCATCCCAGACTTGGCCGGTTCGCGGATCGACCGCGGACGATTCTGGAATCAATCCCGTGCCGATGGTTTGCGAAACGATGATCCGCACCGCCTTGTTGGCGTGCGGGTTGTTTTGGAATAAGTCCCATGCGCGGGAGCGGAGATTCGCGACATAGGTTTGGTTGAGGTTGCCGGACTCGGATCGGGTTGGCGCGCGAGCCGTTGCCCGCGTCATTCGTCCGCCCTTGAGTTCCCGGACTTTGATTTGTTCCGCGAAGCTGTTTCGGTGGAATGCCCGTTGCGCCGCCCAGCCGGGAGCCACTACGGAAATCGCCTTGTCGACCCATTCGCCAATCAAGTCGGTGCATCCACCTGAATCAAGGAGGGAGCCATGCTGCCGTCGCCGTCAGCCACTTCCCATTGCAATCGCGTCTCAAGTTGCATGAGCCATTGCAGGTCGGCACGTCGAACCTTGCGTCCATTCAGCCAATACTCTTGGGCGGAGAGTGCGGCATCAATAGCGGCCCGAACCGCAACTAAGCGATCCGAGGCGGAACTTGAGTACGCCATGTCATCATGTTGGCAGTAAGGGGAGAGGAGATAAAGACGTGCAGTACAAACGCTGTACTATGCGATCAGACGGGTTGGATGAACTCTCGGAGCTTCGATTCGAGTTCGTCGCTGATATGTTGCTGTTCCGCTTCGGTGAACGTCGGCATCTTTTCGGCAAGCGCCGCGACATGCAGCATCACGGACGCGAGCGGAGAATCCTTTGCGGACGGCGTCAATAACTCATACGGCGTTCCAATTGAATGGATAACCTTATCGGTCGCGCCGCACGCTTGGCACTTGATCTTTTGAATACGCTTCGGGTTTCCATCCGACGAATGAAACGTCGGCGACGATTCGACCTTGCACTCACCGCCGCACATCCGGCAGATGTTGCGCCCGGTAATGCTCATCTCGATCTTCCGTGCCCCGTGCCGAAAAAAATTCGTCGGCCTAATCAATGCGAAATTGACGCGAACCGGACTGATCGTGAACTTGAGTTTCGGTTTGGCGGATACGACTTCAACGTCTTGCGTTTTGATTTCCGGATCGGCAATCTTGTACGCCACCGTCTGCGTCTTCACATCATCCCGGCGTTGCTGTTTAGCCATTGGCATCTCCCTTCGGTGGCGACAAATCCGTAATCGCGGCAGCGACATCGGCCCGCAGCGACTCCGGCATCTTGGCGTAGTTGTGGACTCGGCAGAGCAGTTCGTAGGGTTCGCGGTAGAGTTCGTCCCAGAGTGCGTGTTCCGCGAGTCTCTCCGCATCCTTGCGATCCATAGCCTCCGAAGACTTCTCTTTGTCGATCAGCAAAGACATTCCGAATTGCGTTGAGATGGCTTCCAGGCATTTGACGCCGAGGCGTTCAGCTTCCCGAAAGTTCAAGGCCAGCCGCTTTATCACAACGTCACCCCCATAGCTTTCGCGACATCGTTCCAAGTTGGATACCGATGGCCGGAGGTTTCGGCGGAATCATGCCCATTATTTGTCACCCCAACTATCAAACACCACCCGGTCGCCATCTTTTCGCCAAGACGGATTCAGCAACTTTGGCACACTGCCTTGCACGTTTTCCGGCAAGTCCGGATGATCGACCACGAGTTCAACCACTCGGCCGGTGAACCAGTCGGATTTCACCTGATGAATCCTGGTTCCAGACGGAAGCCCAAGAGCCTCTATTAGAACGGCCGCGTCGATACGGATGATGCCGCCGTTCCATCGCATGCTTGATGATTCGCTCATTCTTCCTCCATCAATATTTCCAACGCACGCCGCCGCTTGTCTCGCAACACGGATATTGGCTCATGCACTGGCGGCGGTTCCGTGATTCGATATTCCAGTTTTGTCAATACTCTCAGTAGTTCCGCTTCCGTCACTTTGATTCTCCGGGCCGCCGCCTTTTGTTTTCGTTGCAGAAATGTCTTCACAACCCAAACCCTCCCCGGTTCGATTCCCACCAGCCACGGCCGTCGCGACGAGTGGCGGTCGGTTGCGGCTTTTGAGATTCCCGTTTCGCCTTCTCTTCGGACGCGATTTGTTCGGCCGTCATTTGCGGCTTTGGAAGCAGATTCAGTTGGTAGTATGCCGCCGCAGCTTCAAGGTAGGACTCGCAATCACTGAGATGCTCGAACGTGTCCGACTTGCTGACCCACTGGGTTTTGACAATCCCGGAACGGCCCTTCTTTGGTTCCCGCTGCCAACTAAGCATCGACCGGATGTAGTCGTACTGGACGTAGTTATCGGCCGGCAACCACCAGTGGCCAGGATCGCCCTTCTTGATCTTGAGCCGCATATCGAACAATGAGTCCATCGCGAACCCCTTGTCGATATTCCACAGCTTCATTTCCCCCATGCCCTGAATCGGCGACACCCGCACGATGGACGATTGCGTGTATTGATGGCCGCCCTTGATCGGTTGCCGGACCTGCCAATTGCCGGCGCAGTAGTCGTAGATTTCCTGTTGGCGGTTGCCGTCGCCGGAGTCAATCAAGTTCTTGTAGATGCCATGCGGGGTTCCGCTCAGCGCGTGGAATGTCGCCTTTTCGATTTCTTCCAACATGACGAAGTTGTCGGCCCGACCATAGCGCATCAACCATGATTCGCCCATGTAGCTGAATGCCCGAACGACGTACCACAGATGGTCCTTTTGGACGTCGGTCGCCATGAGGATTGCCAACGGCTCGCAGAGTAATTGCTGGCCAGGTTGATAGTCGCCGCAATGATCGAGAACGTCTTTGGCATTTAGCGTCGCGAGCGAATACTTGAACGCCTTCGCGTCCCACGACTGGACGAAATTCTTGATCGCCTCGATGCCTTCTTTGGCCGCAGCGACAAATGCCTGGGCGTAGTCGATCCACGACAGTACGTTTGAGTAGATCGACCCGGCCTGAAATCCGCTGATACGCTTGCTGCGAAGCGGCGTGCCTTGCAGATGGCCTTCGCGGTTGCAAGTCTGGCCTTTCGGCACCCACCGCAGCCGTCGCATCATCTTGGGCTTTTCGTCGGGGTTGATTGGCTTCTTGCATTCCTTGTTGCAGCACAGGTAATGCACCGATTCCGGCACGACTTCCCCGTTGGAATCGAACGTCCACTTGAGACCCTTTTCGCCTTCCTTCTCGCCGCGTTCCAAATACTGATATTCGCCGCAGTGCGGACACGGCACCTGCAATTGTTGCTGATTCGATTCCTCGAATGCTTTCGTCAATCGGCATTCGCCGTCAACGGTGCATTTGCCTTCGATGAGTATTTTGCGTTTCGATCGAGCGAACGCTTTGGCGCGATCGCGGGCCATCTTGACCGGGTCGCCTTCCCCGGATTTCTTCCGGGAATGCAGATTGACTTCCGTCACGGCCACCAAGGCGCACGACCGGCCCGAGACGGTCCACGGCGCACCCGACCAGCCGTAATAGACAATGCGGTCTCCGAGGTCGATATTCTTCTTGTTGAGCTTCGAGTCCGGCTTGATTTTGTGAGCCAACGCCTTGACCATCCGAAGATGGGGGATCATCTTGGACCGCTGATGCTCTTTGGCGGAATCTTCGTCGGGACAGGCAATCAGACTTGGCGCGCCTTCGCACACCAGGAAGTATGCGATGATGGCGCACAGGCAGGCCGTCTTGCCCATTTGCGTTCCCAGCATCAAGACCACTTCCTCCACGTCGGGATCGACCAAGGCTTGCAGGATGGCGTCGAGGTAGCCGAACAGTTCCCGATTCCAGAATCCCGCAAAGGCACCGATTTTCTTCGAGAAATAGAAGTTGCTCCGCACCCATTCCAAGACCGGCATAACGGCCGGCACGTCCCATTCCTGGCAGAGTTCCCGATACTCACGTTGCATCGTCCTCCGCTGCTTCGTCGTCCATCGGTATGGTGTCGCGGTTGCGGTCATCATCGAGTGCGATTCTCAAGCCCACCGCGGCAGCCGCTTCCCGGATGGCATGCACGACCGCATTGATTGCGTCCGAACAGACCGTCATCGCCGCTTCGCGGATTTCCAGTTGCAGATTCATGTCCGTGATATGCCCGGCCAGCGTGTCCGGAAGATTCATTAAGATCGAACGTGAATCGCGGAAATGTTGTTTCAGGACGCCCATCATCACGCGAGCGGGAACCAGTCGGCCACGTTCGGTTTCGTAGTTCTGCTTTTGCCGCATAGCCTTGTATTTTTCGTTGATGGCCGCGAATTTGTCGCGTTCGTCCCGCCAATCTCGATTCTCCGATTGCCTTGCCTTTAGGTTGTCCTTGGGCTTATCCGGAAGTTGCTTTGCCCGATTACGTTCGATCCATTTCCAGCGATCCGGGTCTCGCGACGGCATGCCGGCCAATCGCCATTTCTCAACCGTCGCCTTCGATACCGTGAAGCCTTGCCGGACCATTTGGGCGTGAACGTCGGCGTTCGAGATTCCGTCCTTTGGCCTTGGGCCGGATCGTTGCCCGTGCGAGCCTGCCATTCATCACCGTCACGCAGCCGCGATTTGGACGACTTTGATTTCATGCCGCGAGCAAGCCATGAATTTCTCGTCCATGCCGGGATAACTTGCAACCACCGTAAGGCCGCCTTGGACCGGCAGCGTCGTTGCATGCGGCGGGTCGATCCGACAGGTTCCACGTTTCGGCTGGCCAATCGTCATGGCGTTCGTGGGTTCGCCATGCCAATGCCGGCAAGTTCCACACTTAGCGTTCTCGTAATCAGTCACGCAGCAATCCTCTGTTGACTCTTCACCGCCCGGACCAACTTGCCCCAGCAGTCATACATCCGGCACCAGCGACCCATCGGGTTCAGCGTCGGCCGCCATTCCTGAATCTCTGCACCCGACATCGCCCGCAACCATCCCATGTGCATATGATCCGCCGCGTCCACCAGGCTGTATTCGCATTCGATCGGTGACCGGCCAAGGCAAATCAGAAACGCACTTTGAGCGTTCCAGTAGCCGACGATTCGAAAGTTGGCGGTCTGCAATGTCGGCCTCACGGCAAATAGGAAATCCCAGTTGCGGTCGTATTGGTACTCCAAATGCGTTTGACATGAACCGGAAACGTCCCCGCCGGAACCGTCAACGTTCGCGTCTGGCCATCCGCTTGAGCAAGCGTTGTCACCACCAGAACGCCGCTCACAGTGACCGAAATCATGCGCGAGATGTATGTCAAGT